CTATGGGAATCAATAAACTTTTGATGGTTTCTAAGTATCAGGATGATGTCAATAAAGAATTCTCGAAGGTAATAGAAGATCAAGACAAATATCAAAGAAATCTTAAGACTAAAAGACTTTCTGAAGGAACTGGAGGTGGAAGTAGATCTCCTGCTAGATTTACACCTAAGGCACCAAAGGTCACTAATGTTAATGTAGTTCCACAATCTGGTGGTGGAATGACATTTTTACCAATGGTTCTTCCGACTCAAAAATCTAAACCACCACAGATTCCGCAAATGCAGAGTCCTGCGACTGAAGCACCAAATATTTCTTCAGTAAATCCTGGAAATCCATTTATGATGTTAACTCCAGAATTATATGGAATAGGATAAATTATGGAAAAACAAGTCACTCAACTAAAACTTAATGTCACCAATATTAAGAGTTCTTTATTTTCTTCTAATAAACAATTAAAGAAACTTAAAACAGATAAGAAAAGTTTATTTTTTAAATTAGAAAAGAAACAAGAATTAAGAGCAGAAGAAACACGACTAGAGACTCCAAGATTAGGAATTGGTTCGGGATTCTCTAAAATTATGAGTGCCGTCACTTCTCCTGTTAGAAGTATTTTTGATAGAATTCTTGATTTTATTGGATTGATTGCCGCTGGGATTTTAATTAATAATTTACCTATTATTATAGAAAAAATACAAGAATTTTTTAATAGTGATTTTATAAAAGGTGTCGGTAATGTATTGGGTATAATTGGGAATGCAATTTTAGGACTTGCAAAATTTGTTGGAATATTTCCAAAATCAGAACAAGATCAAGTTGAAAAAAATATAAAGGAAACTGATAAAAGATTTGATGAAGATATAAAGGATGCGGATGCCGCAGAAAAAGATATAGTAAATCTGGAAAAATTTCTAGGACAAACTGATAGTGGAATTGATGAAGAACCCATAGAACCTATAGAATCGGATTCATCAATACCACAATCAATATTAGAATCACCAATATCTTCTAGTCCTAGTCCTATTAATACTGAGTCTAATACAAAAGAAATAACGGCATCAAAACCGGCACAATCATTTAATACTGGAGGAACAGTAAGGAGTGAAGGATCTTCACAAACTCCTTCTTTAGCACAAAAACAAACATATACACCACAAAAGAGTGGTGTTTCTAAAAAAGTGCAAAGAGATGCTAATGATGGATTTACAAATTTTCCTATAGCAGTAGATAATATTCACAAATCTACTAAAGAACAAGAAAAAAATATAATAGCATTCTCAAAGATGCTGAAAGATTCTAGAGGATTTGGTACTACATCTTCTTCTAGTGGTAGTCCTAGTGGACCTAGTGGACCTGGTGGACCTAGTGGAAATGGTAATGGTGGTGGAAAATTTTCCGGAGAAACCGGTGCTTTTGCTTCTGGTGCTTATATTGGAAATCCGGGAGACGCGGATGGAGAGCAAACTGGATTAAATATGAATTTACCGGGTGGAATTGGAACTCCCATTTATGCTCCATTTGATATGATTTATAGATCAACTGGAACTGATGGAAATCCTGCTGTTGGATTGCAAGGAACTTCTGGTGCTTTAGGACCTAGAGGTAGTGGATTTGGATACTATGGTGCTTATCGTTATATGAAAGGTGGGAAAGAGTATGAAGTATTGATGGGACATTTTAGAGGTCTCCCACTTCAGGGAAGTAAAGATGGTGAGATTATTAAAAAGGGGACATTATTAGGATATCAGGGCGCATCTGGTAGATCCATAAGTTCTTCTAATGGAGTTTATCCTCATATTTCTCTTCATGTTAATGGTGTAGGATTTAGTGCTTCAAATTCTGAATTAGTTGATTTTGCAAATGGTCTAAAGGATGGAAAATCTTCTAAACCAACTGCCCCCGTAAGTCCCACACTTACTCCTAGTCAAAAGGCTAAATTTCAAAATAATAAGGGTGGTGGATATCGATTAAATAGAAGTATGAATAACCAATCAGTATTCATATATGCTATTCAACCCCAAGAAACTTTTGTTCCTTTCCCATATCCAATGCCAATAGAAACACCGGCACCTTCTTCATCATCAACTCCACAACTATCAGCAATATGGAGAACCTAAGATAATGGCAAGTGCATCTCAAAGATCATCATTTGAAATATTTCAGATTATAAAAAATGGAAAAGTTGTAGACATTAGTGGTAATGGTCCAACTGCGACAAAGGCTACTACCTTTGATTATTATGAAAGTATTCTTTCTCCAAATGTTACTGCAATATTAACTGTGGCAGATACTGCATCTGCAGTCATATATGATTCAAAATATGATAGGCAAGAACGATCAGGAACATTAAGTTCTGCACTACCACTTACTGGTGATGTATCTGTTAGATTTAAAATTGCAACAAAATATGGAACATTAAATTTTTCAAAAACTCCATTAATTTTTGATAAAGAAATAATTCCAAATCAAGAATCAAATCGTGAAGGTATTATATTAAATTTATTTTCGGGATATTCTAAAGCAACTCAACTTCCTATAAAAACAAAATATACTGGAAATATTACAAATTCTGTCAGAAGATTGCTCAAAGATTATCTAAAAGTTCCTGAAGAAAAAATCTTTACATCACCTTGTCGGAACTCTATGAGTTTTCATGGATGTAATGAATCATTATATAAAGTTCTTTGTGAAAAAGTTGCTCCAAAAACAGTTCCTACTAGAGGAAATCCTGGATATTTCTTTTATGAGACACAAGATGGATTTAACTTTAGAGCAATTGATGATTTAATAGCACAAAAACCTGTTGCATCATATTATAAAAATGAAGTTTTAAAAGCAAATTTAGACAATGATGCTAATGACTTTAAGATTTTAACAAAAACTGATGTTAAAAGAGATGATTTAATTACTTCTATAAAATCAGGTCTTTATGTAAGTCGTAATATTTTTTGGAATCCTCTAACGTCCGAATATACAGAAAAAACATTCAGACTTGAAGGATTGGAATTTTCTCTTGGAGGAGGTGATATTGATATTCCAAATCTAGAATCTTATGCAAGAACACATTTTCATATTTTAGATGTTGGTGGTTCTGACCCTGGAATTGGTTATGAAGTAAATAATAATCCGCAGGAATGGGTTGCAAAATCTACTATGAGATATAATTCTTTATTCTCACAAATAATTCAAGTAACTGTTCCTTGTAATTTACGTTTAAGAGCAGGAAATGTTATTAATTGTGATTTTGAGATTATAACTCAAGAAAATAAATCAGAAGGAAGTATTGATGAAACTCAAAGTGGTAAATATTTAATAGCAAATCTTTCTCATCATTTTGATGCATTAAGATCCTATACAGCAATGACATTAGTCCGTGATTCTTACGGAAGAAGAACAAAAGGAGGTTAAATGGATTATAATAACTTATCAAAGCAACCATCAAATCATTATCTGGGAGTTGTTGTTAATTTTAAAGACCAGAAAGAACAGGTGACTGGTTCTGGGCATGGATGGAGATATAAAGTTGCTATAATGGATTCTTATAGCAGTACAGTAGATATTAAAGACTCTGAAATTGAATATGCGATTGCATTATTACCTTGCACAGCAGGTAGTGGTGGTGCTAATCGTAGTCAATCAGTAAGAATATCACAGGGGGATGTTGTTGTACTTATAAAAATTAGTGGTATTCCTCATATAATTGGTGTATATGGAAGAACCCGTAGAATTAAATATGGGACTGGGAGATTTGATGCGAAACCTGGATTTTTTGGAAAAATGCAACCAAAAAATCTTCAGGGAATAGAAGAAAAAGGTGAGTCTAGTGGAACTTGTGTTTCTAGACCATTAAATACAGGTTCTGGAAATGATAAGTCTAAAAAAAGAGAAATCCCAAAGCAATAAATATGAACATGAGGAGGTAAAATTATAGATGTCACAGGATGTAAATACTCTCGCAGCAGTTGCAGCATTAGAAGGAGGTAGTCCTCAATCAGATGCAGATATTTCTCAATCTGTTGCTAATAGATTTCAGGATGGAACTTACGGAACATCAATTACTAATATTCTAACTACAAAAGGTCAATATCAAGTAACTTTTGTAGATCCGACTGCCAGTAGTGGTTCAGGAACTAATGTAGCACCTATATGGAAAAAAATTACTGATGAAGATAGTGCTGTTGCAGCAATGTCTTCATATTATCAGAAAAGAAATATTACAAAATCTGAAAGTACTATCAGGCAAGAGTTTAGATCTTCTCTATCTGCAATTCAAGATCCAGTACTCCAACAAAACGCAAGAAATTTTGTTGGAAATAGAACTGAATTTCTCAGTGCTGGATCAGATGCACCAGGATCAGCATGGAGAGGTTCAGGAGCTGATAATAAATTTTTTATTAGGTATGGAAGTGCAAAAAATAAAGCAGGACAAAATCCGACAGCACCAATTCCACCATCAATTTCTTCATCATCACCAACTGGTCCAACTCCAATAGAATTAGAAGTAGTATCATTCCAACCACCAGGAGATCAACCACCAGGAGATCAACCAACAGGAGATCCACCACCAGGAGAACAAAGTGAAGACCCATGTAAAGTTCCAGAATCAACAACAACGGGCAAGACAATCATACAAGCAGATCCGTGTAAGGATAATACGTTTGCAAGAATAGAAGCATATCTAACAAACTTTTTTGATAAGGTTACTCAAGTTGGTAATGCAATACTAAATCTTCCAAATGAGATAAAGTCCGTCGTTAATTTAATCGGAGATACTATAACCGGATTTGTGAATAAGATGGTCGGTTCTTTGAGTGATGCATTGTCTGGATTAATTAAAAAAGGAATTAAAGCACTTACAAATTTACTCAGAAGTTTAGGAAGAACTCCCCCAGAAATAATTTTAATTGAAACACCTTTAATTGCCCTTGCTAAAAAACTCTTTGATGGTTTATTTTGTGCCGCAACAAAAGTTATGGAGGGTGCTTTAGATGTATTGGAAGAATTAATAACTGGTGCAGTCAAAAATGTTTTAAATGCCGGTTCTTGTGTTGTTGAACAGATTGTAGGTGCATTCACGAATAATCTTGTAAATATCGTTGATTCTATTGCCGGACCATTATTGGGTCCAATAGCTAATATTTTAAATGGATTTGGTCAAAATATTTTTGGATTTAATATAAAAGATTTCTTACTTACCGGAGTCAATGCAGTTAGAAAAATTGCTAATCTATTTGCATGTGATGAAAAGAAAATTTGTCCTGCAAGTAGTAAGTATATAATTGATAAAGGATTGTTTAAGGATAAGAGTGAGGAAGATGAAGAAAGTGCATTCAATAAAATCTTTAGTGGAACAGCAATATCTCAAGGAGCAGAAAATCTTGTAGGTGATTTTGAAGAAAAGTATGGTAAATGGACTGTATTTGGTGCTCCATTAAGTGAGGCATCTAATCTTGGACCTTGTGACTTTGGTAATGTTTCTGAATGTGGATTACCAACCGTAAGTTTCTTTGGTGGTGATGGACTTGGTGCTGCTGGTAGTGTAATTCTTGGAAAAATTATTAATAATGTTGATACTGAAGATGCCGTAGGTTCTGTAGTTAAACTTGGAAGTATAGTCGGTGTAGAGATGACAAATCCTGGACAATCATATACAAGAGCACCACTTGTAACTTTCCAAGATAGTTGTAATAAAGGATATGGCGGATATGGTCGTGCAATTATTGATCAAAATCCATCATCACCTACGTTTGGGCAGGTAACTTCTGTCGTCATTACAAGTGAGGGTGAAAATTATCCTGCTGATATTGGTGAACTTCCACTTTATATTGTAGATGTTATTATTGAAAATCCTGGACAAGACTATCAAGATGATGATATAGTTGTAATTCCTGATGCACCTGATACAGAAGAACCTGTAGTTGATATTGAAATTGTTGATGGTCGAGTTACGAGAGTTGATGTCAAAGAAGGATTTGCATTCAATGGACTACCAGACCTAAATATTGAGAGTATCACTGGTTTTGGTGCAGTATTGAGACCTATTATGTCAATTGTTCAACCAGATCGTCAAGATGGTCAAGGCGAAATTATCCAAGTTATTGATTGTGTGAGTTAATTATGGCACAAGAAACAAGAACTACTGATATATTTGGTCCAAAATTAGTAATTGAGACTGGAAATCCTCAAATGGGGAGTGCAGGTAGAACGGCATTTACCATGCAATCTACGACTGATGAAGGAATTAGATTCATTCAATCTCACAGTGAGAGTGGAATGAGTAAAATAATGACCGAAGGACTATTGCAGGTTGAGACTGGGGCATCTTCATTAGTCAATGATGATCAAACAACATTTCAGTTTGTAGCACATAAAGGAGATTTTGCGGTCAATGCCGATAAAGGATTTGTAAAAATATCTGGAAAACAAATTACTCTTGAAGCTAGTCTTGAAGTTGTGATACAGGCACCAAGAATAAGAATAGGATACGAGCAAGAACATAAGACAAAAGATATCAAAATACTTGGTCAAAGTGTAGATGTTAAATCACAAAAAGGAAATTTGGCAGATATATTGCAGACAAGTTCTTTCTTAAAAACATTTATAGGAAGTCCAGTTTTTGATTTAGCACTTAAAGCAATAGGTTCACCCTTAGGTTAAAAAATGGCAAATATTCCCTTACCATCAAATATAGTATTTACAAGGTCAGATGATTCTTTATTTGAGAATGTTACTATTTGGGGGAACACAAATTTAAATACTCTCAATGTATATGGAGAGTCATTATTTTATGAAAATGCTACATTCAAAAAAGATGTAAGAATTGAGGGAACATTAGATCTTAATTTCTTAATAGTAAGAACAAGACTTGATGTTGGTATAGGTGGAACAGCACTTAATATTGATACAAGAACTGAAAAGGTTGGTATATTTACTGCAACTCCGATACAAAAGTTTCAGTTTAATTCTGAAGATGATAATACATTTGTAATTACTGATGAAGGAAGAGTTGGAATTGGAAAAACAAATCCCGAATTTGGAATTGTTGGTCTTAATACTGCAGCACAAGGAGAATTAAAACTTGATGTTGATGGATCAATTTCTATTGCAAGAAACATTTATGATTCTGCCGGTGCTCCTGGTGCAAATGGAGCATTCTTAAATCGTGATGCAAATGGAATTCGTTGGGTCACATTTGAACCTGCATTCTCTGAAGGTATCTTTGTTCAAGATGAAGGTGTTTATATTCCTCTTGTTGGTGCTGCACAATCATTTACGGTATTAAATTTTGTTCAAATTAATAGTGGTGGTATAGGAACAGATACAATCATTCCGATTCCGGATCCATCTAATCCTATTGAAATTGCCAGAATACAATCTCAAGATTTATGGGGATATAACGGAGACAATATCTATAGATTATCAAATGTTGGTGTCGGACAAGCTAATCCAGCATTCACTTTAGATGTTAATGGTACTTTGAATGTTGATGGTGCCACTACACTTAATAGTACTCTAGATGTTGATGGTGCCACCACACTTAATAGTACTCTAGATGTTGATGGTGCCACCACACTTAATAGTACTTTAGATGTTGATGGTGCCACCACACTTAACGATACTCTAGATGTTGATGGTGCCACCACACTTAACGATACTCTAGATGTTGATGGAGTTTCTACATTTAATGATGCAACAGATGCTACTAGCACGACAAATGCATCAGTTCAAATTGATGGTGGTGTAGGAATAGTTAAGAAGTTATTTGTTGGTAGTGATACAAAAATAATTGGAACTTTAGAATTAGATAGTTCTTTAATTGATGTTAATCAGGAAACAGGTGTAGGTGCTGCTAAGACAGATTATCGTTTAGCATCTGTTGGAACTGGAGTATCTTGGAGACCATCAGGTGTCGAAACACAAAATACTATTTGGGTGTCCAAGAATGGAATTGATTCAAATAGTGGATTATTAGAAGGTGATGCTAAAGCAACCGTTGGTGCTGCTGCTGCAATTGCACAACCTGGTGATACAATTAAAATTCGTCCGGGTCGTTATATAGAAAACAATCCAGTTGGTCTTCAGAGAGACGTATCCATTACTGGTGAAGATTTGAGATTAGTTACGATTGAACCATCAAATACTTCTTTGGATGTTTTTTGGGTAAGAAGAGGTTGTTTGGTTGAAAACTTAAACTTTTCTGGAGCAACTGTTGGTGTTTCTCATGCCGGTGGTAGTGCCGTTGCCTTTCCAAAAACAGGAGTAACTGCAAATAGTGGATATACTCCTGCTGGTCCAGCAACACAAGGACCAACTGAAAGATGGAGATCTCCATATATTCGCAATTGTACTAACTTCATGACCGAAAGTATCGGTATGAGAATTGATGGTGATGATGCAACAGGAACACCAGATGGAGCAAATCTAAAATCAATGGTTTGTGACTCATTTACACAATATAATGAAAATGGTATTGGAGTTTCCATTACGAATGAAGGTTATGCTCAGTTAGTTTCGATATTTACAATCAATAATAATATTGCAATTTATGTGGATACTGGTGGTCAATGTGACTTAACTAACTCTAATAGTTCTTTTGGTAATTTTGGTTTATATGCAGTTGGATTGGGAGCAACTCAATACACTGGAACTGTGTTGAGTGATGTAATACCAGGAGATAATTCTGACGTTGTGGTTGGAACTGGTGTTAAAGATGCAGAGAATGATTCGAGAAGACCATATGATGGACAATCACTATATTTTAAAATTGATTTAGATAATTATCCAGATGCTGTTGGAACTGGTAGAATCACCGCACCATTACAAGAAATTAGTAGTATTAGTGTAGAGTATGGTGGAGAAGCAGGACAATTTAGTCAAACAAATCCACCAGAAATTCTCATACGAGATGATGATGGTACAGTTACTCCAAAGGGTCCTCAAGGAATTATAGCAGAGGCAAGTGCCAACATAAGTGTATCAGGAACCATAACTTCTATTGATGTTATCAATTCAGGTAGAAATTATTTACCAACACAAAATATAGTTGTTGATATTGTTGGTTTTACAACTTATGCAACTGCAAATACATCCCCATTATATTTCACAGTTTCGGAGGCTACTGATAATCGTGAAGATCCTGTAGGAGTCACGACTATCACATTTAATGAATTTGTTCCTTATGAACTATTTGCAGGAGATCCATTTACTCTTCAAAGAATTAGTCGTATCTTAACAAGTTCTCATTCCTTTGAGTATGTTGGTTCTGGTACTAGCATAAATACATCACTACCCTTTGAAGGTGCTCTTCCAATTAAAGCGAATGAAATTGTTGCTCTTGACGGAGCACAAATTCCATTCACTTCTACGGACCAAAAAGGTAATTTTGATATTGGTGAAGGTATTCAAGTTGATCAGACAACATCAACTGTTAGAGGAAGAGATTTTAGTAAGGCAATTCAGGCAGAAGTTACACCACTCATACTTGCATTGAGATAAGATATGGCAGTTGCACCACTTAATAAATTTATTACGATAGCAGTTCCTGTAGCACCGGGAGAACAAACTGTTTATACCGCACCAACTGGAGTTTCTTCTATTGTTCTTTATGCTTCTGTATCGAATGTTGGAGTAAATACATACCCAACAGTAACTTTTACACACAGAAGAATAAGTACTGCATCCAAAACATCAGGAAATACGAGAAATATAAGAGTTATAAAAAATGGAGAAATACCTCCGAATGATGCACTATTGATTGTTGATGGTAGATTGGTATTAGAAAGGTCTGCACTTTTACGAGATTCTATTGTCATTCAAGGAGTTCAGAGTGGAGTCGTATCAATAAGTACAGTACAATATGATAATACGACTGGTATTACCACCGTAGAAACAGCAACTCCTCATGGATTTAACGTAAATGATGAAGTTACGATGAGTGGTATTGCCTTTACTTGCGGTTCATATACAGGAGGACTAACAACATCAATCTTTCCAGAACCACAAAAATCTTTTATAGTCGATAGTATTACTGGTCCTGTTGGCACATCTCTCACATTTACGACTGATACTGGTGTCGTATCAGGAATTGCACATACATATGTAAGTGGTGGTCAAGCTGCTCCATTACAGATGGAGTTTATTATGAGTATTCTGGAGAATAGCACAACATAAGTATGGCAAAGTATATATCAGGTCGTTCTAAATTAACACCACAAACTGGATTAAGTTCTGATAGATATCGTTATCTTTCTGTAAGTGAATCTGAACCAAACTTAGGGGATCCTTTAATTGGTCCATCTGCTTATCTTGACAATCTTCCACCAGCAGGAAATCAATATATCGTAATTGGAGTTGATGGATATCCAGGAGAAAGATATTGGATTCCAAATCAGGGAGGTATTATTCCCGGTAGTATTACTATTTTTGATGATGGAGATCAGGTTGGAGGATTAAGTAGTACTACACAATTAGATTTTGTTGGTAATTCTGTAGTTGCAGAAGGTATAGGTGGAATTAATCCTGGATATGCAGTTACCATTACAGTTAAACCTCCAGGAAATGATAATTCAGTATTATTTAAAAATAATGGTGATTTTGCAACAGATAGTAGATTTACATTTGATAATGGATTATTTGCTGCTGGAGATAGAATTACCGTAGGAACTGGTGGAACAGTTATTACAACAACTGGTATTGGTTCGGTTGGTATCGGAACCACAGATCCTACTCAGAAACTTCATTTAGATGGTGATTTTAGAATTACAGGAACAATTTATGATTCCCTCAATCAACCTGGAGATCAGGGAGACTTAATAGTCAAGGATATAAATGGAGGTCTTTTATGGGTCAGACCAAATAGTATTGTCTCAGGTGCCGGTGGAACAATAGGACAAGTTCAGTTTCATAATACTGCCGGTCTTGTAGATGGTGCAGATAATTTTTATTATGATTTTAATAATAATCGTGTTGGTATAGGAAGTACAATTCCAACACAACTATTAGATGTTCTTGGAGTATCTACATTTAGTGGTGGAGTATTTGTCGATAATCTAACTGTTAGTGGAGTATCCACTTTTACAGGACTTGTTGATGCAAATG